AGATTTATGACACCAGATGAAGAGCAGACTATGATTAGACTATTGGGCAAGAGTCCATACTTGAGTCTATTTTTATTTTTGCTTGATACTGGCGTTAGACTAGGCGAAGCATTGTCTTTTAAAAAAGATGCAATACAAAGACTAGACGGCAAATACTTTATTGTATTATATGCAGACGAAACTAAAAACAATACGACTCGGAGTGTACCGTTGACTAGACGGTGTGTTTCTATGTTAGAAAAAACAGGTGATTTTAGTCACTTAAATTATAACATGGCGGAGCGTGTATGGACTAGGTTGCGTAAAGATATGGGACTAGACGGTGATAAACAATTTGTTATACACTGTTTGCGTCACACGTGTGCTTCAAGACTAGCTCAATCAGGTAAAGTAGAGTTACACTTTATTAAGGAATGGTTGGGTCATAAGTCTTATAACATGACGTTAAGGTATGCCCATTTAATGCCTAAAAATCTATTAAAAGCTGTCACAATATTGGAAGACTACGAGTAAAGTACCCATAGTAGATAGCACAAATTAACACATAAACTTATAGGAGTTAATATTGACCAAGATACTAGAAATAATGCCTACATTCCCAGACCAACAAGTCAATGAGAAGGACATGGCTGAGAGAGGCAAGAATAGAACCAACAAAAGACTCAATAGTCATATTGAGCGAGAAGAAGAGAGTGTTACCAGTTACGGTAAAGTAATGGTAGCTAATACAATCAGACCTTTAGCAATGCACATAGGTGACTGGATAAAACGTACATCTGAACGGACTATCTGTAAACCGCCTATTGCTTTCACTAAACTATGTGAAGTTGAACCTGAGATATTAGCTTTAATTACAGGTAAACACATAATCAATACAATCACACAATATAAACCATTGACTGCTACATGTATTAGTCTTGGTGGTAAAGTAGAGACTGAAATTGCATTAAAGAATTTTAGATACTTGAACCCAGAATTATACGATACGGTCAAGCAAGACTTAGACAAAAGGTCTTGGAATTACACTTACAAGCGTAGAAAACTAAGAGAGAGTTCTAAACGAGATAACATTATGTCTTGGGAAGAATGGACTACGCCAACTAAACTACACGTAGGACTCAGACTTGTTGAGTTAATGATAGAGTCTACTGGTATGATAGAGATAGGTGTAGAAACTATTAAACATAAAAAAGCTAAGATTATAAAACAGACTCAAAAGACTAGAGACTGGATTAAGAATAGAAATGCTTTTAATGAGTTATTAAATCCTGAGTACATGATGACAGTCATGCCGCCTAAAATGTGGGACTCAGTTCATGGTGGCGGTTACTGGACAAAAGAGTTACCAGAATTAGATTTAGTAAAACAAAAGAACAAAATGTTTGCACGTGAGTTAGCAAACTTTGACATGCCTAAAGTATACAGGGCGGTAAATGCAATGCAATCAACCGCATATAAAATAAACAATTACATATTAGGCGTTATGGCAGAGGCTTGGGATAGAGGACTTGCTATCGGTGGTATGCCACCAATTAAAAATCTTGAAGTTCCAAACAAGCCTCTTGACATAAAAGATAACAAAGACTCAAGACGCAAATGGAAGAAGGAAGCAGTCATAGTGCATACAGAAAATGCACGTATGTTTTCTAAAAGAATGTTGTATGCAAAAATATTATGGCTTGGTGACAAGTTTAAAAATTATGCTACAGTTTACTTTCCGTTGCAATTTGATTTTAGAGGAAGAGCATATTGCGTACCTGCATTTTTAAATTATCAATCTATTAATGGTGCAAAGGCTTTATTGTCTTTTGCTACAGGTAAAGCAATCACAAAAGAAAACAGAGGTGACTTTTGGTTGGCTGTGCATGGTGCAAATATGTATGGCAATGATAAAATATCATTAACTGATAGAGTCAAATGGGTTGAAGACAATGAAGACTGGATATTAAAATGTGTTGATGACCCATTTACAAATAGACAGTGGGAAGACGCAAGTAATGCTTTTCAATTTTTAGCATGGGCTGAAGAGTGGAAAAGATTTAAAGCTGAAGGTTATGGCTTTGTGTCTAACATTGTAGTTAATGTTGATGGTTCTTGTAATGGTTTACAAATTTACTCTTTAATGTTGAGAGACAAAAAAGCAGGTGAGTTAGTAAACTTGTTACCAAGTGATAAGCCAAGAGACATTTATCAATTAGTTGCAAACTCAGTTATTGAGACACTAAAACAACATGCGGCAGAAGGCAGACCGTATGCACAACAATGGCTTGACTATGGAGTTAAGCGTTCAACTACTAAAAGAAGTATTATGACTATCTGTTATGGAAGTACCAGATATTCTTGTACGGACTTTGTGGTTGAAGATATAACTAAACGTAAAGACAAAGGAGAGATGCACCCTTTTGTTGATGATATGTTTAAACCTTCATCATACTTAGCTAGTATAATCTGGGATAGTATTGGTGATAATTTAAAATCAGCAAGAGTTGGTATGAAGTTTTTACAAGATATAGCACGTATTGTATCTAAGTTACAGTTGCCTATACATTGGGTTACACCAGTTGGTTTTCCAGTGTATCAATCTTACCCTGAGATGAAGTCTAAAAGAGTTAAGGCTATGTTAATGGGTGAAGTTATAAAACCACGTATCAATGTAGAAGATGATAAGACTGATAGACTCAGAATGTCTAATGGAGTTGCACCTAATCTGGTTCACTCTGTAGACTCTGCGGCTATGATAGAAACTGTCAATGTTGCATTAGATAATGGTATAATTAACTTTTGTAATGTGCATGACTCCTTCGGTACTACTGCGGCAGACGTAGAAGTATTAAATAAAAGCCTAAGAGAAGCCTTTATTACAATGTTTACTGAAAATGATATATTAGAGAATTTCAGAGATGATGTATTAAGACAACTTCCTGAAGATGCTGAAGGCAATAAGCCTAAATTACCTGATGTTCCGCAAAAAGGTGATTTAGATATTAATGAATTGCGGAAAAGTGAGTTCTTCTTTGCGTAAGCAAAGTAAAGTACCCATAGTAGACAATAAAAAAGGAGACTTAACAATATGTCTAAAAACAACAATGTAAGGATTGTTACGCCAATCGGTATTTCACAATACGCATGGCTTACAACTCCTGATACACAATTTGATGCAGATGGTCATTATAAGACTAATCTTATTGTGAGTGCAAAAGAGTCTCAGTCAGTTGTCAAAGCGATTGATGATGAGATGAAGAAAAGTATTACTCTTGCTAAAGAGAAGACTAAAGGTAAAGAACCTAAAATGGCTAATCTTCCGTTTGAAGAAGAAATCATTGAAGGTAAACCTACTGGAAATCTTATCTTCAAGTTTAAGACAAAAGCTAAAATCATAACAAGAGATGGTAAAGTTATTCCAAATAAAGTTGCTATCTTTGATAGTTCTGGGAAACCTATGGTTGATGCTAACGTCTGGTCAGGTAGTGAAATGAAAGTATCAGCAGAATTGATACCTTATTTTACAGCTATGGCAGGTGCAGGAGTAAGTCTAAGGTTAAGAGCAGTGCAGATAACTAAACTTGTAGAGGGTGGAGCAGGTAACTCAAAAGGTTACGGCTTTGACGAAGTTAAAGATGGTTATGTTGCACCAGAAGATAAGACATTTGAAAATGAAGTGGCACAATCGCAAAACGCTGACTTCTAATCAAGTAGGTCTTAAATATGGTTTTAGGTCAGGCTTGGAGATAGCAATATCAGAAGAGCTTGACTTAAATAAAGTTAAATATGAATTTGAATCAATAAAATTAAAGTATACCGTACCAGAAAAAGTGCACACGTATACACCTGACTTTTATTTAAAAGATAAAGATTTCTTTATAGAAACAAAAGGGTTGTTTACTTCATCAGATAGAAAAAAGATGAGGTTTATAAAAGAACAACACCCTAAATTAGATATTAGATTTATCTTTAGTAATAGCAGACAAAGAATTAGTAAAAAAAGTAAAACAACTTATGGAATGTGGTGTGAAAAATATGGTTTTAAATATGCAGACAAACATATTCCTATTGAATGGTTATGATGGAAGATAAAGATATAAAAGAATATCATAATCTAGTTAATAAATTAGAAACAATGAACAACAAAAGAAAAGAAACAAAGTATATAGTTATTCATAGCAGTGAGTCTTCTCCTAAAGAAGATTTTGATGTTAAAGATATTGATACTCAACACCGTAAAGATGGTTTGTTTTCTTGTGCGTTCCATAAAATAATAAAAAGAGATGGGACTATACAAGATGGTAGAGATATACAAATAGCAGGAGCTCATATTGCAGATGGTTCTTTAAAGTTGTCTAATAAAAATTCTATAGGTGTCTGCCTTGTTGGCGGAAAATCTATTGATGGTCAGCCTGATTGTAACTTCACGTTCAAACAGTATACCGCTTTGGTAACCCTTATTAAAAAGTTGAAACAGGATTACAATGAGGTTGATGTAGTAGGTCACAGAGATGTGACAGACTCCGTATCTCCACACTTTGATGTAACAGAGTTGTTGAGATAGTTTGTTGGGGTGGCAGAGAAGCGAGAGTGGAAACTGTCACCTCTAAATAATCTAACAAAAAATTTTTATGCAAAAAACAGAAAGTGAATTTTTATATCATACATCATGTGATAACTGCAATTCTAGTGATGCCAACTCCGTCTATTCTGACGGACATACATATTGTTTTTCATGTAACACAACAACAAAAGGAAATGATTTGAATAATCCAATCGCAACAGAAACCAGTAAAGAATTTATTGAAGGTAGTATTACAGAGTTAAGTAAACGTAAAATTAATTACAACACAGTTCAAAAATTTAATTATCAATCTGGTGCATGGTTTGGTAGACCATGTCAAATAGCAAACTACTATAACAAAGACAAAGAATTAGTTGCACAAAAACTAAGATACCCTGATAAAACTTTTCAGTGGTTAGGTGATGCAAGAGAAGCAGGTTTGTTTGGTCAGCATTTGTGGAGAGACAAAGGTAAGATGTTGATTATTACAGAAGGCGAGATAGATGCAATGAGTATATCTGCTATTAACCAGAATAAATTTCCTGTTGTCAGTATTAAATCAGGAGCTCAAGGAGCTAAGAGAGATATACAAAGAGAGCTTGAATGGATTGAAGGCTTTGACTCTGTTTACTTTTGTTTTGACCAAGATGAACAAGGTAAGAAGGGTGCAATAGAATGTGCAAAATTACTTACACCAAACAAAGCAAAGATATGTACGTTACCATTAAAAGATGCTAACGAAATGATACTTGCAAACAAAGTAAAAGAATTAACAGATTGTATATGGTCAAGTAAAGCATACAGACCTGATGGTATTATTTTAGGTGCAGATATTTGGAATGATATACAAAAAGAAGATACTTATGTAACAGCACAATATCCATTTGAATGTTTAAACGCAAAGACTCATGGACTACGTAAAGGTGAGCTTGTTACAGTAACAGCAGGTAGTGGAGTTGGTAAGTCTAGCTTTTGTAGACACGTAGCTCTAAGTTTATTAGAACAAAAATATACTGTTGGTTACATAGCACTAGAAGAAAGTGTTAAACGTAGTGCACTTGGTATTATGGGTGTGCATCTAAAGAAACCTTTACACTTAACAAGAGAGGGAATTGATGAGACACAATTACATACCGCCTTTACCTCTACTATTGGTAATGGCAATTTTTATTTATATAATCACTTCGGAGCAAGTGCCGCAGATAACTTACTATCCAAGATAAGATATTTAGCAAAGGCATGTAATGTAGACTGGGTAATACTAGACCATTTACACATGGCATTGTCTGCATTAGGTGATGAACATACTAATGATGAAAGAAAACTTATAGATTATTTTGTAAGTAAACTTAGAACATTAGTAGAAGAGACAGGCATTGGATTAATTTTAGTTAGTCACTTACGTAGGTCAACAGAAGGTGACAAAGGTTTTGAAGATGGTAAGCAAGTAACTCTTAGTAGTCTTAGAGGAAGCCAGTCCATAGCTCAACTATCTGACATGGTGCTTTCCATGAGTCGTGACTTAAAAGCAGAAAACAATATTGCTAAGTTACAAATATTAAAGAATAGATTTTCTGGTGAGACAGGCAACGCATGTAGTTTACATTATGATTTAGAAACAGGTTGTTTAGCTGAAGTTAAAGCAGAGGTATTAGATGACTTCTAATGAATTAAAAAGAAAACGACAAATGATGACATGGACTATGTATGTTATGGACGCTGTTGCTAAAGCTAAGAGAACAAAATCAACAGTAACATTACATGTAGGAAAAGAAAGTTCTGCTATGTTATTACAAGACGCATTGTTGTCTTTAGCATTTAGCGGAGAAGATGCGGCTTGGAATGTTCAAATAGAAGCACACACATTACATTAATATGACACAACTACCACAAGTAACTAAGAAAATATTAAATGCAGATTACGTACAACTGACATGGAGCGATATAAACTCTGACAGCTCGTGGAAAACTTTAAAAGATGCTATGAATAGTACACCAACAATTTGTATATCAACTGGTTGGTTAATTAAAAAAGATAAAGATGTTCATATCATAGTTGCTGATGTAAACTTTGAAGACAATGGTACTCTTGGAGATGTAGGTAACATAACCACAATACCATCAAGCAACGTATTAAAAATTAGAAAGATAAGATTATGAGATATTGTTTTGATATAGAAACAGATGGATTTTTAGATACAGCTACTAAAGTTCATTGCATTATACTAAAAGATATAGACACAAACCAAGTGTTACATTTAAACAACGCACAGGCTGTAAAGAAATTAGAAGAAGCAGAATTAATTATTGGTCACAACATTATTAAGTTTGACATACCAGTTCTTAAAAAGTTTTATAATTTAAAATCAAAAGCAAAAGTTTTTGATACTATAGTAGCAACAAGATTGTTATTCCCTGATATTAAAGACCAAGATTTTAAACATAAGAATTTTCCAAGAGACTGTATTGGCAGACACAGCTTGAAAGCGTGGGGTAACAGGGTGGGCGAATATAAAGAACAGTTTGATACAGATTGGAAAGAATTTAGTGTGGGTATGCTAGAGTATTGTATTCAAGATGTTCAAGTGACTCACACTTTATTCAACATGATTGAGAAAAAAGGTTATTCACAACAAGCAATGGACTTAGAACATTATGTTGCTGACTTAATATTTAAACAAGAACAATATGGTTTTACTTTTAATAAAGAGAAAGCCCAAGAGTTATATACAAAGTTAAACACTAGAAGGATAGAGTTAGAAGAACAACTACAAAAAATATTCTTACCTATTACAGAGAAGAGAGTATCAGAAAAAACAGGTAAACAATTAAAAGATAGAGTTACAGTTTTCAATCCTAGTTCACGTCATCACATAGCTGATAGATTAAAAACTAAGTATGGTTGGGAAGCTAAAGAATTTACTAATGATGGTAAACCAAAACTAGATGATACTGTATTAAGTAAACTGGAATATCCTGAAGCAAAAATTTTATGTGAACATTTCTTATTAGATAAAAGAATTGCACAACTAGCTACAGGTACACAGGCATGGTTAAAACATGAAAAGAATAATAAGATACATGGTACTTGCAACACTAACTCTACAGTTACAGCACGTGCAAGTCATTCGTTTCCAAACATGGCACAAGTTCCAAGTGTGTCTGTACCTTTTGGTAAAGAATGTAGAAGTTTATTTACTGTACCTAATGGTAAGAAGTTAGTAGGTATAGATATATCAGGATTAGAAGTTAGAATGTTAGCTCACTTTATGTCTAAGTATGACAATGGTGAGTACACAAAAGTTGTATTAGATGGTGACATACATACAGAGACACAGACTCTTGCAGGTTTAGACTCAAGAGATTTAGCAAAGCGTTTTTACTATTGCTTTTTATATGGTGGTGGCGTTAAACGTATTGCTGAAGTAACTGGTAAGAAGGTTGGTGAAGCATCTAAGATTAAAAAAAGATTCTTAAATAATTTACCTGCTCTTAGTAAACTAATAGAGCAAGTACAATTAGCGGCAGAGAGAGGACACATAGTTGGTCTTGATAAGAGACAGATTAAAGTTCGTTCAGCACACGCCGCATTAAATACATTGTTACAAAGTGCAGGTGCACTGGTGTGTAAACAATGGCTAGTTGAGTTTGATAAATTAGTTAAGGATATTCCTGAAACCCAACAGGTAGTTTGGGTGCATGACGAAATACAGGTTGAGTGTCTTGATAAAGATGCAGAGACCGTTGGTAGGTTAGCTGTCAAAGCCATTGAATGTACTGGCAAACACTTCCAATTAAGACTCCCATTAACAGGAGAATATAAAATAGGTAACAACTGGAGTGAGACACATTAATGAATAAGAAGTTTGACAAAGACCTGAAGTATGGACAGGAACGAGAGAATAGGATTGTATCTATACTTGATAAAGATAAAACAAAACTAGAAGTAAAGACTGAGAGAGACTGGTGGCAGAAGTCTGGTAACATGTGTATTGAAGTAGAGTGTTATGGTAAGCCGTCAGGTATTATGGCAACAGAAGCAGACTACTGGGTTCACATACTAGCTGATGGTGATAAAGATTTTGTCCGTATGATTTTTGATACGTCAACCATTAAAAAATTGACAAAAAAATATATGAAGAATATCAGAAGTGGCGGTGATGGTAACAAGAGTAGGTTTGTTTTAGTTCCGTTGTCTGAATTATTTTTAAAAAGAAACGTACAATAGGAGAAGACATGAGTGATAAACTAAAAGGTCGTAAGGTATTGTTAATAGATGGTGATATTTTATTATATCAAATAGCTCTTAACAATGAAGTAGATACTCATTGGGGTGATGGCTTATGGACATTACATTGTGATGAGAATAAATGTAAGGCTGATGTTGATGCTGTAATAGATGACTTAGGTTCATCATTAGAAGCTGACGATTATGTTGTTGCATTAACTGATAGTAGTAATTTTAGAAAAGATGTACTACCATCATACAAAGATAACAGAAGAAACAAACGTAAGCCAATGGTATTAAAAGCATTACGTAACTATGTTATGGATAAACATAATGGAGTTCAGTGGAAAAACTTAGAAGCTGATGATGTTATGGGTATCATGGCTACTGAACCAACAAACGAAGAACGTATTGTAGTTAGTATAGATAAAGATTTACGAACAATTCCATGTAACTTATCTGCTAATGGTTTAACAGTAGAACAAATACCAGAGAAACTAGCTAACTATCAATTTATGATACAGACATTAACAGGTGATAAGGTTGATGGTTATGATGGCATAGATGGTGTTGGTGTAGTAACTGCTAATAAACTAATACAAAAATATACTAATGTTCCATTAAAAGATTTATGGAAAGTTGTTAAAGGTATATACAAAGACAAAGGTTACACTGCTAAAGAAGCACTAGCTCAAGCTAGAGTTGCTAGAATACTAAGGCATGGTGACTACAATAAAAAAACAGGTAAGGTAAAACTATGGACGATAAGATAGACCCAATAAAAAATCCACCGCACTATACTAACAAAGAGATAGAGCCCATTGATTATATAATATCTAATGGTCTCTCGTACTGCGAAGGTAATGTTGTTAAGTACATAACACGTTGGCGTGGCAAAGGTGGCATTGATGATTTAAAAAAAGCAAAAGTATACATTGATTTCATTATAGAAAAAGAAGGTGTAACTAAAATCAGTGACAAATGATAGAACATAAACATATTATTATTAGAGCAGAGGTTACTAAGCCACCACAAGATATACGTAAAGTAAAAAAGTGGTTACGCAAATTAGTTAAAGCTATAGGTATGCGTCCTCTTGGTAAACCTACTGCTGTTTATGTAAATAAGATAGACAACAAAGGAATTACTGCGGTGCAGTGTATAGAAACTTCACACATTGCATTGCATTGTTGGGACGAAACATCTCCTGCTGTGTTACAACTAGATGTTTATACATGTAGTAACTTAGATAAAGAAATAGTTTTATTATTCTTAGATGACTTTGAACCAGTTAAAGTAGATTACGCAGTAATAGATAGAGCAGAATTTATAGATATATTAAAAAAGAAAGAAAGAGTTAGATTATGATAGATTATAGTAGAGATGAATTACTTACAGACTTTGGTAAGACAACATTAAAAGATAGATATTTATTACCACAAGAAAGTTCACCGCAAGATGGTTTTCTTAGAGCGGCAAAAGCCTTTTCAGATAATGATGAGATGGCAGAAAGAATTTATAACTACGCATCTAAACTTTGGTTTATGTTTTCTACACCTGTTTTGTCTAACGCAGGTAGTAAAAGAGGTATGCCTATCTCATGTTTTTTAAATTACGTAGGTGATAGTAGAGAAGGATTAACAGGACACTATACAGAAAATGCTTGGTTAGCTTCAGTGGGTGGTGGTATCGGTGGTTACTGGGGACACGTAAGAAGTGATGGTACTATGACATCTGGTGGTTCACAATCATCAGGTTCAATTCCATTCTTACATGTAGTAGACTCAGAGATACTTGCTTTCTCACAAGGTAAAACAAGACGTGGTAGTTATGCGGCATACATGGACATCTCACACCCAGAGATTATAGAATTTATGGAGATGCGTAAACCTAGTGGTGGTGACGTGCACAGAAAATGTTTAAACTTACATCATGGTATTAACATTAGTGATGAGTTTATGCAGTTAATTGATAATTGTATTAAAGAACCAACGTATGATGATACTTGGAATCTTGTAGACCCACATACAAAAAAAGTTGTACGTACTATATCAGCTAGAGAATTATGGCAAAAGATTTTAGAAACTAGAGTAGCTACAGGAGAACCTTATCTTTCTTTTATTGATACTATTAATGATGCGTTACCTGAATCGCAAAAGAAATTAGGATTAGAAGTACATCATTCTAATTTATGTACTGAAATAACTTTACCAACAAGTGACAACAGGACAGCAGTGTGTTGTTTGTCTTCTGTAAATTTAGAAAAGTATGATGAATGGAAGAATGATTCTTTATTTATACCAGACTTAATTAGATTCTTAGATAATGTATTACAATATTTTATAGACTATGCACCTGAAGAATTATTTAGAGCTAGGTTTAGTGCTAACAATGAAAGAAGTTTAGGTCTAGGTGCTATGGGATTTCATGCGTACCTACAATCTAAAGGTATACCATTTGAATCTGCATTAGCTAAAGCTATGAATTTAAAAATATTTAAAACAATGAAAGCACAGGCAGTAGAAGAATCTAAAAGACTAGCAATCAAAAGAGGAGAAGCACCAGACATGGAAGGTACTGGTATGCGTAACGCACACTTGTTAGCTATTGCTCCTAATGCTTCGTCTTCTATTATTTGTGGTACTACATCACCATCAATAGAACCATACAGAGCTAATGCTTATGTGCAAAAAACTATGTCAGGTTCGTTTTTAGTTAAGAATAAATACTTAGAAAAATTATTAGAAAAGAAGGGAATAAATAATGATAAGACTTGGACTTCAATACTTGCTAATAGAGGCTCAGTGCTTCATGTTAAAGAGTTGTCTGATTATGAAAAAGATATATTTAAAACTGCGATTGAAATTAACCAACAATGGGTAATAGAACATGCGTCTGATAGACAACAATATATTTGTCAAGGTCAATCAGTAAATGTATTTGTTCCTGCTGATGTTAATGTAAAAGAATTACATGAGATACACATGTTAGCATGGAAAAGAAAACTTAAAACATTATACTACTGCCGTTCAGAAGCAATTAAACGTGCAGAATTAGTATCTAAAAAAGTAGAAAGAACAATCATACCTGAAGCTGATTGTTTAGCGTGTGAGGCATAATGACAGACAGTAGTATATTTAATGATATGGATAAACCAAGAAAAAAGTATTGCACTTGTAAAACTAAAAAGAAAGAAAAGCAAAGTGTATTATGGACTGTTTACCATACTGTTTTAGCAGTAGAGTTATTAGTAATAATTATAATAGAAGGGATAGAATTATTTTATGGGCTTTAAAGACTATAAGATTAGAGATGGCGTACATATTCCTAGTGAAAAATATAGAGAAAACTATGATGCTATTTTTAAAAAGAAGAAGAAACAAGCTGACATGCAGTCAGATAATATAGAAATGAAAACAATAGAAGAAGAACAAAAATATTTAGAGGAGTTAAAAAACAAACTATGAGTTTATTTAAAGAGCGTATACATTACAAACCATTTGATTACGAGTGGGCATTTGAATCTTATAACATGCAACAAAAAATGCACTGGTTACCTAGTGAAGTACCTTTACATGAAGATGTAAGAGATTGGAATGAAAGACTAACAGTAGAAGAAAAGAATCTAATATCACAAATACTTAAATTCTTTACTCAAGGTGATGTAGATATAGCTCAAGCATATTTAGATAAATACATACCTAAATTTAAACCACCAGAAGTAAGAATGATGTTGTCTGCTTTTGCTACAAGTGAAGCTAATCATGCACACAGTTATTCATTACTCAATGATACTATTGGTTTACCTGATAAAGAGTACAAAGCATTTCAAGAATACAAAGAAATGTCTGATAAACATAACTACTTGTTTGAAAGTAAAGGTAAAGGATTAGAAGGATTAGCTAGAGAGATGGCTTGTTTTTCTGCATTTGGTGAAGGCTTACAGTTGTTTGCTTCGTTTGTTATGCTACTAAACTTTCAAAGATATGGTAGAATGAAGGGCATGTGTCAGATAGTTACATGGTCTATAAGAGATGAGACTCATCACGTAGATGGTATGATTAAATTATTTCATCAATTAATAAAAGAAAACCCTAATATTTGGACAGAAAAATTTAAAGCTAGTATATACCAAACAGCTAGAGATATGGTAGATTTAGAAGATAGATTTATTGACTTAGCATTTAGCATGGGTGGTATAAGAGGATTAAAAGCAGAAGAAGTTAAACAGTATATTAGATATATTGCTGATAGAAGACTACTACAACTATCATTAAAACCTAATTATGGTGTAAAACACAACCCTTTAGGTTGGTTAGATTGGGTATTAAATGGTGTAGAACATGCTAATTTCTTTGAAAACAGAGCAACAGAGTACAATAAAGGTACAGTAACAGGTAACTTGTGGGAGTAAAGTTCCCTTTTTAGACGAATAACATGGACGATTTAACATTACCAAGTAACGTAGATGATTTAGTAAAACTATTAAATAAAGTTTTTCCTGAAAAATCACCTGATTTAAAAGATGATAGTAAAACTATTTACTTTAAAGCAGGACAACGTGATGTTGTAAAATTTATAAACAATCTAAAAGAAAGAACGGAGAACAAATAATATGTGCACTAGCAGACCAAAAGTACCTGCTCCACAACCTGCTCCGCCAATGCCAGTTAATACTTCACAGGCAATCGGTGAAGAATTATCACCAACTTTGGTTACAGCAGACGAGCAAGATATTGCAAAGAAAAAGAAAAAAGTTAAAAAATCAGGAACAAGCTCACTTCAAACTACTTCAGGTGTGAACGTAGCTACTGGTTCAGGCTTAAATATTTCTTAATAGATGGAATACATGGATAACAATTTTACAAAAGATACAGCAAGACAACGTTATTCAAAATTAAAACAACACAGAGAACATTTTTTAGATAGAGCAGAAGAGTGTTCTGAAATTACAATTCCTTCTCTAATACAACCTGATGGTTTTACAACATCATCAGATTTATATAACCCCTTCCAATCAGTAGGAGCTAGGGGTGTCAACAATTTAGCTTCTAAACTTTTATTATTATTACTTCCACCAAACTCCCCATTTTTTAGATTAGCAATAGCAGGTAAAGCAAAAGAAGATTTATCAGAAAGAAAAGAATTAAAAACAGAAGTAGAAAAATCTTTAGCTACTATTGAAAGAGAAGTAACAAATAAAATAGAACAACTTGCTTTAAGAGTTTCTGTTTTTGAAGCATTAAAACATTTAATTGTTGCAGGTAATGTATTAACTTATTTACCTAAAGAGGGAAGTATGAGAGTATTTCCATTAACACAATATGTCTGTCAAAGAGATAGTTCAGGTAATGTTTGTGAAATAATTGTTCAAGAAAAAATGAGTGTTATGGCATTAGAAAAAGATGTTGCGGCACAAGTTATGACTGACCCTAATTATAAAAAAGATGAAGAAGTAGAATTATATACTCATGTTTATAAATTAGATAATGACAAATTTTATGTGTGTCAAGAAGCTAATGGTGTGAAAATACCATCTAGTGTTGGTACATTTAATAAAGAAAGATTACCATATCAAGCTCTAAGAATGATTAGAGTTGACAATGAAGATTACGGTAGAGGATATGTAGAAGAATTTTTAGGAGACCTTAAATCATTAGAAGGTTTGTCTCAAGCATTAGTAGAATCTGCGGCGGCTTCAAGTAAAGTAGTATTTCTTGTAAGACCTAATGCAGTTACTAGAAAAAAAGATTTATCATTAAGTAGAAATGGTGACATTATTACTGGTAGTGCAGAAGATGTAACAGTATTACAAGCACAAAAACAATATGATTTACAAGTTGTAGAAAGAAGCATACAAAAATTAGAAGAAAGATTATCTTTTGCTTTCTTATTACATACAGCTATACAAAGACAAGCTGAAAGAGTTACAGCACAAGAGATAAGATACATGGCAGAACAATTAGAAACTGCTATGGGTGGTGTATATTCTTTATTATCACAAGAATTTCAATTACCATTAGTTTCTATATTAATGAAAAGAATGGAATCTAAAAATGAGATACCATCATTACCAAAAGGTTCAGTACAACCAACTATTATTACAGGTATTGAAGCATTAGGTAGAGGTAACGATTTACAAAAATTAAGAGAATTTGTAGCTGAGATAGGTAACTTAGCTCAAATAAATCCTGCGGTTGTTCAATCATTAAACCCTGACGATTTAATCAAACGTATTGCTACTGGTTTAGGTATTGATACAGACGGATTAATTAAATCAGAAGAACAATTAGCACAGGAACAGGCGGCTCAAGAAGAGCAAATGCAAAACGAGCAAATGATGAATATGGCTGAGAAAGCTGTAGCACCAGTTGCAAATAATTTATCTAAACCACAATAAAGGAAAATACAATGGTAGACAAAGTAGAAATAACACAAGAAGAAACTACTAGCGAAAAGCCAGTAGAAGAGACAAAGTCCACACAAAGTAAACCTGAAGGCTTACCTGAAAAATTCAACACTGTTGAAGATTTAGCTAAGTCATATTCAGAGTTAGAAAAGAAACTTGGTGAACAGTCTCCAAAAGTAGAAGAAGTTGACCCAGTCAATAAAACTACTTTAAAAGAAGAAGCACCTAAACAAGAAAACAGTTTAGAGATTGCTGAAAATGCAGTAGAAAATGCAGGATTAGATTTTAACACACTAGCAGATGAGTATGCAAAGAATGGTCAGTTAGGTGATGAGTCTTATAAATCCTTAGAAGAGTCTGGTATTCCAAAAGAATATGTTGACCAATTTATTGCAGGACAAAAAGCAATCGGTGAACAACAAACTAATACTGTAAAAAGTATGGTAGGTGGTGATGAGGCTTATACTGAAATGGCACAATGGGCTTCTAAGAATATGACTGACGGTGAAAAGAAAGCATACAATACGGCAGTTAATAGTCCTGATATGGAAACAGTTAAACTTGCAGTAGATGGTTTACGAGCTAAGTATCACACAGCAAATGGTTCTGAACCTAATTTAGTACAAGGTAAAGCTACACCAGTTGCAGAACAAGGTTATGAATCTTGGGCAGAAGTAACACAAGCTATGGCTGACCCTAGATATTCTAAAGACCCTGCTTATCAAGCGGCTGTAAAAGCTAAGATAGCTAACTCAGAAATATAATATGTGGTTAGCAGTCTTAAAAAAGATATATGAAGCGGAACAGTCTGAGGCTTCAGCAGTCATTGATACTTTTTTACAAAAAAGTGTTGGTGTTGCAGACCATGATAATTTTGTCAAAACTTTAAAAACAAACTTTGACAAACTTGTTCATGCAAAACATGCTATTGGTGAAATAGATGACATTATTAAAAAATCTAAAGTACCCATAGTAGAAGAAACAAATAAAAATAAAAAGGAGAAATAAATATGCCTAGTCATTACGGTAAATCAAAAATGAAAAGTAAAAGTAAAGGGTTAAAAGGTGGACAAAAAAGACTACCTATGTCTCTTAAAAAGAAAATAATGAATAGTAAAAGAAAAAAATAATATGGCAAAACGTGGATTATACGCCAACATACATGCTAAACGTAAAAGAATTGCGGCAGGTAGTGGTGAGAAGATGAGAAAAGTAGGAGCTAAAGGTGCACCTACTTCTAAGCAATTTAAGAGAGCGGCAAAGACAGCTAAGAAAAGGTAGTCATGGTCGCTAAAAAATACCAAAATCCTTCAGGTGGTTTAAACTCCGCAGGACGAAAGTATTACAATTCTCAAGGCATGAACCTTAAAGCACCAACTAAAAGTAAAACTAGCGGAAGACGTAAATCGTTTTGTGCTCGTATGTCTGGTGTAAAAGGTGCAATGTCTAAGAACGGCAAACCTACTAGAAAAGCATTAGCTTTACGTAAGTGGGATTGTTAATATAGTTGTGCAACGCTTATGCGTGGCAACTGCCATCAACAGTTTAGCCAAATAACTTGACCTACTGCGGTAGACAATCTTGACTAAATAACTGAATTGAAGAGGCTTTTATAAACTAAGTCATAAATCACAAAGGAGACAAATATGGCAAACGCAACTCCAGTATCAGTTGGAAGAGTGAATGCAAGTGGTTCAGAAGACGCATTGTTTTTAAAAGTATTCGCAGGAGAAGTTTTAACTTCTTTTGAAAGAGCTTCAAAAACAGCAGGTGCAGATATGGAAAGAAGTATCTCATCTGGTAAATCAGCAACTTTCCCAGTAATGGGTAGAGTAGCGGCGGCTTACCACACAGCAGGAGCAGAAATCAACGGTTCTGACGTAAATCACAACGAAAAGGTTATTACAATTAATGACCTTTTAATCTCATCAGTATTTTTATCAAATATTGAAGAGGCAAAAAACCATTGGGACGTAAGAAGTGCTTACTCACAAGAAATAGGAAGAGCATTAGCTTTTACTAAAGACAAGCACATTTTACAAACTATTGGTCAAGCATCATTAGCATCAGCTAACGTATCTGACAGTGGATATGGAGCAGGAGCAACTATCACTAATACTGGTATCGCTTCAGCAACAGACGCTACTGCGGCTAACGCTATGATTGATGCACTATTTGGTGCGGCAAAACAATTAGATGCAAACTACGTTCCATCAGAAGGCAGAAAATGCTTTATGAGATTGGAAGAATACTACAAATTAGCAAACGCTACAAACGCAGTAAATGTTGATTTCAGTGGTAGAGGTTCAATCGCTGAAGGTAAAGTAGTGAAAATTGCAGGTATTGAATTAGTACCTGTAGCTCACTTCGTAGCTTCTAACGTAAGTTCAGGCGTAGACGCAGGTTCGGCTACAGCAGGTGGTTCAACTCCACAATCTGTAAACTTGACTAACTACGTTGCTCTAGTTTCTCACCCAAGTGCTGTAGGTACAGTTAAACTTATGGACTTAGGTGTTGAAAAAGAGTACGACATCAGAAGACAAGGTACGTTAATGGTGGCTAAATATGCTATGGGACATGGTGTATTAAGACCAGAAGCGGCAGTAGGTATTAAAGAAGCGTAATAGTTTCTTTACTATTTATAAGATTAGGGGGAGTCAAATCCCCCTTTTCTACTTTCAATTAAAAGGATAAAATGACAACACAAATTACACCAACTACAGAATTACAAGCAGTTAATACTATGTTGAGTACAATAGGAGAAGCTCCTGTCAACTCAATTACAGGTACAACAACTGTTGATGTATCAGTCGCTAAAAATATTCTTGATGAAACTTCTATGTCCGTTCAATCACAAGGTTGGAATTTTAACACACATACTAATTACAAATCACTATCTTTAGATACAGATAATAAAGTACCTTTACCATTAAACTGTGTAAAGGCAGACGCTAATCAATCATACAGACACTTAAATTATACTATTAGAAATGGTTTTCTATACGATATGGAAAAACATACTGATGTATTTACAAGTGCTCCTGCTTCAGTGGACTTAGTCTTAGTCCAACAATTTGAACATCTCCCAGAATACGCAAGAAGATATATAGCAATGAAAGCCGCTAGAAGATTTGCGTCAAGATTTATAGGTGATACAACTATCACACAATTAATTGGTCAAGATGAAAATGAAGCATTAGTTTCTTTTCAACAAGCAGATGCACAAGAATCTGATACTAATATATTAAATGGTGATTCTAATACTTTTTCAATAATTAACAGAACAACTAGAAGGACTTACTAATGGGTAATGTGGTATCGCAATCTATACCTAATTTTCTTAATGGTTTGTCTCAACAGACACCTACACAAAGAGGAATAAATCAAGGTGAAGACCAAGTAAATTTTGCAAATAACATTGTAGATGGTTTATCAAAAAGACCACCGCTAGATTATGTTGCAAATTTAGATGGTACTAATCTATATCCTAACACAACAAAATTTTGGTCTATTCAAAGAGATGAAAACAATCAATACATTGTAGCATTTTATAATGGTGGTGTAAAAGTATGGGATTTAGCAGGTAATGAAAAAACTGTAACAATACAAAGTGGTGCAAGTTATCTTACTTCTACTAATCCTAAAGAAAATTTTAAATTAGTAAACATTGCAGATTTTACATTTATTGCAAACACAGCTACAACTGTAGCGGCAGACTCAACAACATCTGCGGCTAAAGTAGAAGAGTTTTTAATAAATGTTAAATTAACAAACTATGGTAGAGAATATAAAGTAGCATTAAAACACCCTAACATGGCACAAGAGTTAGAGGTACAGTTTCAATTACCTACAGGTAATGATGCTTCTACAGATAGTAAGTTTAGAGATACAAACAAAATTAAAGATATATTATTAAATGGTACAGCTAGTACACACTGGGATAGTGCCGCTAATGGTATTGGTTTTAAAACTGTAAGAACAGATACAGGAGCAACAGTTTCTAGTTCACAAGGTTTAGCAAATTATTCTGGGTTTACATCTCATTTTACATTTGAAAGTTTTGACTCAGTTATATACGGAAAACCTACTGACCAAAATGCAAACTATACAGTAAGTACAGCAGATGGTTCAGGTAACACTGCCATGTATGCTATAAAAGATAAGATACAAGATTTTAGTGATTTACCTTATTATGGTAAATTAGGAGTTATATTAAAAATTACAGGTGACGAAGGTGATACTTTGTCTGATTATTATGTTGCGTTTCAAGGCAATGGTGTATGGAATGAAACTATTGCACCTGCAACATCTGTAGGTTTAGATAACTCTACTATGCCACACGCATTAGTAAATAATAATAATGGTACATTTACATTTAAAGAATTAGATTATACAGATAGAACATGTGGAGATAGTGATACAAATGCTGACCCTAGTTTTGTAGGTAAGAAAATAAATAACCTTACATTTTACAAAAATAGATTAGGTATTATGTCTGGTGAAAATTTAGTATTAACAGAAAATGCTAGTTTCTTTAATTACTTTCAAACTACTACAACACAAGTTTTAGATACAGACCCTATTGACATTGCGGCTTCAGGTACACAAGTTAATACACTTAAAAATTCTGTAGGATTTAATGAGTCTTTACTTTTATTTTCTGATACAGCACAATATAAATTAGATAGTGCAGGAGATACTATATCACCTACTACAGCTATACTTAATGAAGTATCTTCATTTGAACATGATGATTCAGTGCAACCAGTATCAGCAGGTAAGTTTGCATATTTTGCACAAGCAAGAAATAACAACACTGCAATAAGAGAATACTTTGCAGATGATGATACATTAACAAATGATGGTTTAGATATTACAGTATCAGTACAATCACTATTACCTACTAACGCTTTTCAAATAGTAAGTAATACTACAGAAGATACACTAGCTATACTATGTTCAGACACAGCAGACTCACAAACTGCACCATATACTTCAGGCACAGCAGTGTCACCTACAAATGCAGATACATTATTTATCTATAAGTATTTCTTTGATAGAGGTGAAAAAGTACAAACTGCGTGGGCTAAATGGGAATTTAGTGGTGTTAAGATTTTAGGTGCTATGTCACTAGAAAGTTTCTTATATGTAATGGCGGCAGAAGGAACAAACACAAAATTATTTAAAATAGATTTAAGAAATTTAAAAGACACAACATTAGGACATGGAGTCTTTTTAGATTTAAAAGCGTCAGTTACAGGTTCGTACAATGCTACAACAGACTTAACTACGTTTACTTCACCGTATGGTGCAAGAACAGGATTAATAGCAGTAGATAGAACAAATGGTGCTAATTATACAGCCACAAATACAACAGGCTCTACATATACTATAGTAGGTAATCATACCTCGTTATTTATAGGTGTACCATTTTCTTCTGTTTACAGATTGTCTACTCAGTACATAAGAGAAAATACTGGTAGAGGATTGGTAGCAGTAACTTCAGGAAGATACCAAGTTAGAAATATATCTTTTAACTTTGAAAACTCTGGTTTCTTTGAAGTAGAAGTTACACCTAATAATAGAGATACGTCTACAACAATAATGAATGGTTATGTTATTGGTACGGCTACATCTATTATAGGAAAACCTGCTATTAACTCAGGAACATTAAGAGTTCCAGTGCAATGTAGAAACACAGAATTTGTAATGGATATAAAAAGCAACTCACATCTACCAGTTTATATTGCTGATGCTGAAGTTGAAGGTTATTATCATTCACGTTCAAGAAGGATTTAATGATTAAAGAAAATTATGTACGTAAAGCTATAATAGCAGATGCGTTGGAGTTATCTCCTAAAATTAGAAAAGGTGACAGAGAAGAAATTAGAGCATCTGAAGGTATATCACCTTTAAGAGCTTTAGTAATGCCTTTTACTTATGACAATGCAAAAATATATACTATTGTAGGTTCAGAAAAAGAAGGTGTAATAGGAATGTTTGGTAGTAATCCTACACAATTACCTGAGTATGGAGTAGCGTGGTTATTGTCTAGTGAAGATTTATTTAAACATACAAAACAATTTATAAAAGAGTGTCCGTATTGGGTAGCACAAATGAGTGAAGGTTATGAATACATTTACAATTTTGTAGATAAAAGAAATTGGAAAAGTTTAAAATGGTTACAATTTTTAGGATTTGAACCAAAAGAAAATATAGAAAACTATGGTGTTGGTAAAATGCCATTTTTATTAATGATGAAAGAGGTCAATAAAAAACATGTGTAGCATACAAGCCGCTATGGCAGGAGTACAGATAGTAGGTAAAGTACAAGAATACAGAGAACAAAAAGCTCTAGCCGCTAGTAAACGTAGAGCTAACGCTGTTACAATAGAAAATGCTAATAGAGCTTACATACGTGACATTAATAAAATAGACCAAGAAAAAGTACAAGCTGACCAAGAAAAAACAGTAGCTAAAGTTAAAACTGATATGGAAAAGAAAAAAGCAATAGCACAAAATATTAACTTAAATGCAGGAAACAGTGTTGCTATAGTTCAAGATATAGGTTCTTTATACAATGACGAATATAATGAAAATAATAGAGATTATAAAGGTGACTTAATTACTATTGGTGAACAAAGTATTGACGCATACGCAAATATGGCTAAAGTATATAATAGTATTGCACCAGTTACAGAACCTAGCAGAACAGGATTATTATTAGACATAGCAACAACAGCAGGAGAAGGTTATGTTGCACACACTGACGCAACAGCACCTAAAAAATAATGGCAAAATATAAATCAAGAATATCTAACAAATACATGGGCTCTGGTTTTGAGGGTTATGTAGCTTCAGCAAAAACTACTGAAGGTTTAGAATTAGCTAAAGCATTACAAAACACTGGTGAAAGAGGTATGCGTATTGCTAATGTTATAACTGACCAAAAAAAAGATAAAGCAGTAGACAAAATACAATCTTTGTATTCTTCTGGTAAAAGTATGGAAGATATACAAACAGAAATACTTGCAGGTAAACACCCAGATTTAACAGGTAAGTATGTAGAAAAAACTACACAGTTTCATTTAGGTAAAGTAAAAGCGGCAGAAACAATTAAAAATATAGAAGCTAATAAAAACGAGTATGATTTTGAAAATAATAATTTAAACACATTTTACGAAAAGTTTTTACCAAATTTTAATGAAGCAGATAATTCGTATACTACAGGTTTTGCTTCTGTATTTAATACGTATAGAGCAGATGAAGCTGTAAAAGATGCAGAAGTTAGAAGTGCTTTTGCTTCTAAGAAAAAGATAGAAGAAGGTAGAGTACAGTTGTCTATTATACCAGATGAAAATTTAGAATCAGATTATATTAAAACATGGGAAAACTTAAACATAGATGTACCTAATACTGACGGTGGAAGTAAACCTAATAAATTATATACTAATCAAGAATTACAAGCTGTAATTATATCTGATGTAGAATCTATTGTTAATAGTGCAACAACTATGGAAGAAATAGAAAGAGCTGAAACTATTATGAATTTAGATATGGGTATAGGCAAAGATGGTACAAAATTAGGAACATTAAATGATAGAAAAACTACAGAAGTAGATGCTCTTAGAGCTAAGTTAGTTGCTAAGAAAAGAGCAGTATTACAGAACACTAGAGCAGATGAAGCGTATCAAAAAGGTAAAGCTGTAGAAGGTATATGGGCTGAAGCATTTGCACCTAATGAAGATGGTAGTCCTAAAAATAAAATTCAATTACAAGAAATACAACAAAAATTAAAACAATTTAATGACCCACAACTTGTAGCAACATTTGCAGATTTCTTTAATAAAAACAGAACAGTAAACAATGACCCTGCTGTTAGTTCACAATTTATGATAGATATTGTAAAAGGTGAATTTGATTCTTATGATGAAATGATAACAGAAATGTTAGCTAGAGGTGTACCTGAGTCTGAATTAGGAACAGCTAATATTAGATGGAATCAATATACTAAAGGTAGAGATGAAGGTTCTAGTCCTGTATTTACAAGTAACGCTAATTATTCTGATAATGTTACTAAAGTATTAAAAGCAGTAGAAGAATCATTTAAACCTGATGCTAGTGGTTTACCTAATCCTAATGCTAAGTTTGCTACGTTTATTGCAAACAATTTTATTGAAAATGAAATATTAGATTATGAAGATAGATTTGAAAAAGAAAATAACAGACCACCTAGTAATGCAGAACGTAGAGCATTTATTATGGATTTAGGTAAATATGTAATTGAAACATATAAATCAGATAATGTAGCAGAACCAAAAACTTTAATACCATTTGAAGAAGCAAAAGAAAAGAAAGAAAAAGAAGAGTTTGAAAAGAAAGAATACGAAACTAATACAGCTAACACTAT